GCCAACAGCAGCAGGTATTCCAGTTCGCCGCGCGTCAGCGTCATCGCCGTAGCCCCTTCAAGGCTTCGCGTTCCGCTTCAATCCCTGGCATCGCCTGCCGCATCGTCTCTCGCCACTTCAGCGCGTTCTTCGGCGCATGCAACAGCTTCGCCTGCACCCGCGGCGGACTCGCCAGCAACTCGAAATACGCAAAGATCGCATTGAGGGTGCCATCCTCTTCCCCAATCCGATAGCCCCGCCAGATATCGCCCGCCACCTGGCGCCACTTCTCGCGCCCCTCGCACACAATCGTCAACAGCCGCGGGCGGTCGCGTTCAATCTGCCGAATAAACTCCTGAATGTTGTCCGTGAGCGCCCGCTCGCGCGTCGTGCTATAGCCGACAATCGGGAGGTCTGGGAGGTGGAACATCAGTCGATGCTCACTTCCCAAAAGAACAGATCGCCGGGAGGGAATCGGCTTCCCGCGCATGGATGCTGCGCGAGGTATTCATCACGAGTGGCTGGACGCAGATAGACGAGCGGGACATCCCGAAACGTCACGATACGCCCATCCACGAGGCGATCCCAATCAGCGACCTCGCGCTCGCCCACCGTATGCGGTTTTAAGTCGTAGACAATCTCGCGCATGAATGGCCCCTATCCTAACCCATCCAGCTTTGACTAAACCCGCTAAACGACGGCTGCGGCGTCGGCTCTTCCTTCTTCTTCCGCGCCACCGTCTGCGCAAACGTCAGCGCCAGCGCGTCCCCTTCATCCGGGCTCGGCACGTCCCGCGCCGCCATCTCTTTCTTGCTCTCCAACCACACCCGCTGCTTCAAATCCTCTCGCAGCCCTGGCGCCGTCAGGTCGTTCTCGAGCCGCGGCGACGTATCAATCGCCCCGTTGACCAGCCACTCCTTCATCCGACCCCACATCATGTCCCGCATATACCGATATTTCTTGTCGGGACTGTCGGCGCCGAAGTTCACTTCGAGAAGGTTCGTATGACCGAGCTCTCGGAGCCGGGTGCCAATACTCCCGGCGATTCCCGCCGAATCAAGAAAGAGCATTGCCACTCGTCGGCCCCCATATGACCCATCGAGCACGTCAGCGAGTCGATTCGTAAGAACGGATGGGTCACGTGTAAGCTCTCCTGCAATACGAATAGCAGGGATTGTCCGAGCATCGCGGCCTCGTCGGAAGCGTATAACGTTCGAATCTTTTCCACCCCACGCCAAGTCGCAACCTGCCACCAGCGGTTCATCATCCAGCACCTCCACTGTGCGCTTCTGCGCCTCGCGCACGCGCACCGCATCGATAAACTGCGCGTCTTCCGCATTCGGCGGCAACCCTCGCACGCGGACTCTGAATCGGTCGCTGTCTTCGCCCCAATCCTCGAGCTGTTCCGCAATCAGCGCCTTATTCGGAAACTGGCACGTGCGCGCATCAATCTGCCACGTCTTCCACCCGCGCCCCTTCCCCGCGAACACGATGTCATGAAAGCTCCCGCGCCGCCTCGTCGGGTTGCCAAACAAGAACTGCATCGGTTCGCCGTCCGTTAAGCCACCCTCTTGCACTTCGTGGATGATCTCCGGCACGTTGCTGTCTTCGTCGTTGATGTAGAAGCTCGTGCTCGCCGCGTTGTGCTGACCGGCGAAGCTCTCACTGTTGTCCGGATCGCACGTCTGCGGGCTGCACTTCCACTCTTCGCGATGGCCTTTGCGATACAGGATGCTGGTATTCAACTCGAACCAATCGCGCGTAATCGCCCGCTTCACCCACGTCGTAATCGAGGGCCATGTCTTGTCTTGGAGCTGTGGCCCGGTATTCGCCGTGATGACGCCTTTGGCGTGGCGTCTGGTGCTCATAAGGAAGCTGACGAGCATCCCCGTTAACGCGCCCTTCCCAATGCCGTGGCCGCTCGAGACAGCCGCACGAATCGGCATGACGGGATGGACGCCATCGAAGTCCCGCGCTTTAATCTCACTCCCCAGCCATTCAAGGAATTCGCATTGCCACGTGTCGGGCTCACGATAGTGCTGCAAGGGGCCTGGCTCGCCCCAGGGGAACGCGCCGCAGACCCAGGCTAGGGGATCCGCATAGAGGGAGGCGCACCACTCGACAAGGTCGTCATCGTAGCTGCGCGAGGGGGCAGGACTGCTCATGCCGATTTTAAGGTGGGGTGAGCTTTCCGCTCGGCTTCCGCCCGCCGAAGGATCGCCACAGCCGTCGAAAGGCTCGCGATTAATATCTCCGCATTATTTGCCGACAGCGTGAGCACGGCTTGTAATTGAGTTTTTTTATAGGCGATGAGATCGACTTCCTGTCGTCCGACAACGACATCCACTACAACATCCGGCCACGTCACTCGTAACGCTTTCACTTTCATGCGTCACCCCTTTAGCTTCAGCAACGACCGCTCCTTCGCGGGCATTATCGTCTCGACCCTAACACCTTGGCGCGGAACCGTTCATACACCCACGGATAGCAGGCATCGAGGAGAATGACCACGCAGACGATCGCCCCGCCCGTGAGCACGCCCAGCAGAAACGTCTCATAGATGCTCATGGCTTCAACTTCAACAACGATCGCTCCTTCGCGCGATCGAGCGCCGTCGTATTATCCGCCCGAATCTCAATCTCCTGCACTTGTTCTTTCGGCCGATCAATCGCTCTGTTGAGTAAATCCGTGAACGCTTGGACGCTGGGGTCTTTTTCCCAGACCTCGATCACCTCGGCGTCCTGGTCAACATCCTCGAGCGAGCGGACGCGCTCAAATTTGCCGGTCTGCTTATCGCGATAGACCAGATACTGCAAGCCCTTGGCATTCGCCACCTGGGCGTGCAGGAGGTCTTGCACGTGGGCGTTGATGAATTGGCGCACCTGTTCGCGGACGCGCTCCTTCTCCAAGGTCGCGGGCCATTTGGTCCCGGTCTTGCGTCCGGAGCCCTTCCGTTTGCCGCCGTGGGTATTTTTCAAGTAGTCAAGCCTTAAGGACGGGATAGTGTGGCACGGTTTCTCCTTTCAGGAAGCCTTTGAGCGTGGCGTCGAGGTCTCTATGACAGTCCGGGCACAGGTCAGCCATCAGTTTCGGGGCTGTGCCATGGAGGCCAATAAACGCGGGGGTCACATCGATTCGATTGGTTTCTTTGGTTTGACAGCGGTCGCAGAAACGCACAGTCGCCATGATTTTATGATTTCCTTTCGGTTTCACCATCTAACTGTTGCAGTTTATCCACCACCTCCACCTTTTTTGGCTTTTTGTAACTACTACGCTTTTTTACATACATACGTATATACAGGTGGATAGGTGGATAGGTGGATAAAAGGTAATGTTTAAGCGGCTATTTTTACTATCCACCAGCCTCCACCTCGTCATTTTGAGGCCTCTAGTTCGTCAGGTGGATACCACACTTTCGTGGGGGGATGACGCGTCCAGCCGGCGAGCTTGAGGATGCTGGCAATGCGCATCTCATGTGACTTCAACATTTTATCTGCGGTGAGGCCAATGGCAGAGGTCATCACATCTTTGATGGTAATAGACGCAGATCCTTGAAGCATTTGAAGTCGCGCCCACGGCAGCACGAGATGGGTCCATTCGTCGAAATGTTGCCGATTCGCTTGTTCGGTGGCGGCGCTGTCAGGCATTTGCCACCAGCTCACGCCGGCATGGAAGGCGACGACGGCTTCCGCGAAGAGTTGGTCCCGAGCGGCGGCTAACCCTTTCAGGTCAATGTCGCCACAGACAATGGGCCAGAAGCGGCGCCCACCGGTATCGTCTGCCAGCCAGTTGTCGGTATTGGTCGTGCCCGCAAATACGCATTGCCGTGGGATATCCGTGGTGCGGCGGCCATAACTCGCTCGATAGGTGTCGATTTGGCGGGACAACATGCCTTTCACATGTGAGCTTTCCGACTTAGACAATGAGTTGAGTTCGCACAGCTCCACCACCCACTTGCCACGAAGGGCTTGCAGGAAATCCTTCGAGCCAGCGGCTTCGTCAATAGCGGCATACCACGGACCGCCCACGATTTGCAGGGCGGAGGATTTGAAGATCCCTTGCTTGCCCTC